TCCGCAGAATATCTCAAGCATCTTGTGGGTCAAGAACTCCTCATCGCCCTCAAGCCTCGCAAAGCGTTGGTATTGGTCAAGCGTGATCTCCGACAGGGAGGTGGGTACAATTACCTTTAGTTCCATTGTATTAAAATAACCTTTTAGTTTTAGCGTATAGCATACCTTCCAAAGTTAGGTCTGCTTAGTTTGTTGTAGGTTGCATAGCGCAGCGCATCGATGGCGTGATTGAATGCGTCTATGGGTTTATTAAGCAGGTTGCCGTTCTTATCCTCCACCCATTTGTAGTTCTGAAGTTCCTTGATTAGGTTGCTGCTTCGTGGGGTAACAAATAGCTTGTGCCGCTTCAGTACGTCAATGCCCACTATAACGCTATCTGCGCCCTTCTGCGTGGGTTTCACGTTCCATCCCATACGATGCAGCTCCTCAATACTTTTAGGCTCTGCAGAGTCAGCAAACACCTCAGTCCTTCTATCAAGACCAAGAGAGTTCAATACGTTGCTGATGTCGGGGTTGGTCATACCCGTTCGGTAGATAAGCTCATCCACATAAAGACTGTCTCCCGACTTATAGACCGCCACAAGTGCAGTTGGGTCATTGGTATAACCGAAGTCCATCCCGTGACATAGAAGCGTTGCATCCGTTGGTATCTCTGCCTGCCCGTATTGGAAGATGGTGGCGCGGCTCATACCACGTTCTCCAAGTCCATAGATTCTCCAATAGTCGCTATCGGTATCACGCAAGCGTTCTATTTCATTTCGGATGCTGCTATCAAGGAACGGGTTATCAAGGTAGGTGGTCTGATGGAAGTCGCAGTCATCACGGGTCACCACCTTATCATAAATCCAATGGAACGCATCCGAAGGGTTGTAGTCAAGGATTGCCCTGTCTTCAGTTCGCATAATAAGCTGCTGCCAATCCTCAAACGTCAGCTCGTTGGCTTCGTTAATGTACAGAAGGTTGCGCTTGCGCCCTCGTATTTTCTGCGGTTGGTCAAGGCTTATGAACTCCACAAGGTTGCCATTCAGATAATACTCGTGGCTTGACCTGTTGTGGTAAGCCTCGTTGTACAGGTCGTTGGCACGAAGTATCTCAAAGAAGTCCCGCATCACCGAAGCACGAAGCGAAGGGAACGTCTTACGACATATCGTAATTGTCTTGTTGCTTTCTGTTGTGCTATAATAGAAAATCACCCATAGCAGGATGTTGTACGTCTTCCCACTACGAGTACCGCCCTGCTCCACGACTATCTTCTTGTCGCTGCGCTTTAGGTGGTTATATACTTTATTGGTCTGAATCTTCTCCAAGCACTTCAATTTGAAATAGCTTGCCCGAAGATACGTCTACCTCTTGGCGTTCCACGTATCCACGCTTCTTGCCTTTGGTCTTTAGAAAAAAGATAGTAGCGGTGGAGTTGCCCTCCTTTATCTGCTTGTGCAGTTGGCTCTCTGCGAAGTCAATCGCTACGTCTGATAGTTCTTCGACTGCTGCTTTGTATTCTTTGTCCTCTTGCATCCATCGGTAATGCGTTTGCCTTGACAGGTCAACGCTCTTGCAAGCAGACGTAACTACCCCGAGAGATTTCTCCAACGCTTCGAGCATTGCCTTTTTATGGATGTCACTACTTGTCATTCTTCTCCAATGATTTAAAAAATACTTTATCTGAATGTGACTTCAGTTCTTCTTGGCTTTTTCTTAAAGAGTCTAAGTGAGCAGGGTCTAATCTTTTTTTCTCTCGTTCTGTTTTTACCTTACGGATTCTCTTTATCTCACCATCCAAAGGTTCGCACTTCCACATTTGCTCAAGCGAATAGTAAACAACAGAATACCTGTACGATGAGTCGTTTTTGTATTGTATGCCCGATACCCCGTGAAGAATATCTTGTCCGTTGAAAATTGTTAAGGTGTTGTCCGCAACCTCAAGAGCAATGTCTAACTCGGGAATTACAAGGTGACCACCAATGATGTCGCTTTTGAATACAACCATATTTGAAAGCACTCCTTTGAAGTTCCCTGCATCATAGTGATATTTTAGCTGATTGTTTTTATTTACTATGCCACTTGTAAATGGAGACGCTCCGATAGTCCAATCATTCATCACACGCTCCTTAACTGTTTCTGTGTGATGTTCGTATTGCTGAGGGAAGTACTCTTTGTAATAGTCAACCAACTCAGTTACGAAGTTTGTAATTATGTAATGTTGCTTAGGGTAGTTTTTAGCCATTGCCGTAACCGTACAATAGTCGTGGCGCATTGCAACTCTTGGGGAGTACCCGAATATATTGGATGTTGATTCAAGTCCTCTGCTTCTTTTGCCCGTTGAGTATTTCTGATTTTTCACTGCCCATCGCAAAGCAGAAGTATCGGTTTCTAATTTTTTGTAAAAGACAACAGGCTCGTTATTGACGTAAATAATACAGTCTTCTTTGATTGTTGTACTTACGTCAGAAAGCAAGGCAGTTCGTTTTCTGAACTTATCCTTGTCTATTGGCTTGCGCTCAAGGTCTATTCTTTTCATCGGAATCTTATGTGGGCATCTTTTGGTAGTCCCTTTTTAGGTGCGAAATACAATACATTGGGATACTTCTCAACCAAATAATAGCAGTCTTTTATTTTTTGCGACATTCTTTGACCAAGTGTTCCATATCCACCGCTTGTATATCTTGCAAACTCGGGGACAACCCAATTATTTACCCATATTGGCTGAGAGTCGGCAAGATGTGCTGCGGTGATGTCGTGGTCATCTATTGTTTGCACGTTCTCGTCAAAGCGTATGTCAGTATTACGCATTGCAAACCAACGGCCTTCAACAAGTCCCTTCTTTTTATTTTTGTTTTTTAGGTAAAATGGATTTCCATTTGAAGCAAAGCCTGCAATATTTGCACCTATTTTTTCAGCGTCAGCAATTAGCTCTAATGTTTTTTCGTATAGTTTTTTTGCTGATATAACATTTTTTGCAATCATTTTGTCAAAGTCGGGGACTTCTTCTGCTTTTGTTTTTGAAGCATACAAATCTGATACTGCCGTTGTTTGAACATAGTCGTCAGAACAAAATATGACCCACTCGCCCTTTGCAACAGAATCTAATACCTTATTGCGCTGCCCCGACAAACCTTTATGATGTTCGGTTACAAAGGCTTCTCCGCGTATTATTTCGGAACTGAACTTTTGCCTTTGCTCTTCGGAGTGAAATACCACAATATGCTCTACGCTTGAATAAAATAATGCAAGGCTTGTTGTTGCCTCGTTATATCTATTATAGTAAAAAGTATATATTTTAGGATTCATACTTCTCAAGAAGCAAAATTATTACCTCTGTATTGCTTTCAACGCCTTCTTCTTTGGCTATTTGCTCAAGTTTGTTAAGCACATATTCATATTGCTGATTATCAAAGTAGAGGGTAATCTGCTTGACCTTTGAGTTTATGTATCCATCAAGAGCCTCGTCAAGCATATCCTTGTCAAACTCAGGCTCTTTATCATCGTCAAAATATGCTGATGGAATATCCACTCCCCAATTAAACAAATCCTTTACCTCCCACTCGTTCGCAAGCAAGTCCCAATCCCATTCACCAAAGCCTACGTTGTCTTTGATTATAAACTCATCCTTCTGTGCATCGGTAAGTTTGTCTGCTATGATGATGGGTACTTCCTTCAGTCCTGCAGCAATACAAGCTTTAAGGCGCATATTACCTCCAAGCACTACCATATTGCCATCTACCACGATTGGGCGCAGCTCAAGCATCTGCGGGAACTCCTGTATGGACTTTACAAGCTTCTTGAACTTGTCATCCTTTATGATTCTTGGATTCTTGGGGTTTGGTATGATTGTACCGATTGTTGCTCTTTGCATAACTAAATAACTCTTTTTGATAAATGGTGGTTGTGAACCTCGTAAAGGTAATCTTTCTTTAGTTTAGTTCCGAAGTCAGCCTCGTGGTGGCAAGACCTGCATAATGCCATAAGGTTCTCAATAGTATCAGCAATTTTGCTTCCACCCATTCCTCTTGGTTCTATGTGGTGGATGTCTACGGCTTTGCCTTGACATACCTCGCAGGGAATGAAGTCAGTTGTGGAGTAGCCCATCCCTTTGAGGTAGACCTTTGTGTGGTTCTTCACCGTTGGTAAATCCAACAGTCATCAATGAACGTAGCACGGGGCAGCAGTTCATCTACCGCTTGGATTACTCCCTTCCAATGTTCGTGGTAGTCATCTCCTGCGATGAAGCCTCCCTTCTTTACTTTGGGTAGCCATAACTTGATGTCTTCCTTTACCGCTTCATAGGTATGGGTGAGGTCTATGAATACCACGTCTAATGATTCGTTGGCAAACTTCTTTGATGCTGCTTTGGATGTTGCTTTGATTGCCTTGTACTTGCGAGTTCCCATATTCTCTACAAAGAGATTGTAGATATTCTGTTCCGTTGCAAGTTTATGTGTAGTCGTGAGTTCGTTTGGCGAACCCTTCCAAGTGTCAACGATTGTGATTTCTTGGTATGTTGCGGTGTCGCATAGGTATGCTGATGACTTACCAAGCCACGCACCCAACTCTACGAACGTGCCGTCTTCAGGCATATTAGCAAGGAGGTAGTCGTATGCTGCTTGGTGGTTGAACCACCCGTCTATTTGTTTGCTCGTTTTCATTTTAGGGCGTTGTAATAACAAAGGTACTGCTCTACGCAGATAAGTGTTCCTTGTTCGGATGCTGCTTGAGCAAAGGTGCCGTCTGCCTCGTAGGTCATTTCAAAGCGTAGGTTGGGCAGCTCGTATGGCTTGAACATATAGCAGGCGGTATCTATGTTGCCGACTCTTGGTTGGTCGGTAGGGCGTAGCCTACCTATTTGCCCCCACGTTACGATAGAACAGTCCAAAGCATTTAGGTTGTTCCACTCCTCAAGGAACTTTGGGTGCAGCACATTGTCATCATCAAGGTAGTAAACCCAATCCTCTTTTGTAAATGAATCAGCATACAACTCAAGGAACTCGTTGCGTAGGGGGTTGCCCATATCCCCCGTGCGTGTGGAGTAGTGTGTGATTGATGCGCTTGTTGCTCCCTTGTAGTTGGTAGAGGCATCCATCATCACTACCCACGTTGCATAGGCAGGGATATGTTGTTTTAGCCTAACGAGGTTATGAGGGCGTGAGCAGGGGGTGACTATGTAAAGCATCGCAGTTCGTTTATCTTATCCATCGTGAAGTCCTGCACATACTCGTATAACGATTCTGTTATATCAGCCACTTGGTTAGGGTTTTCTTTTAGCCTCTTGATTGCTCCTGCCCATTCGCTCGGGTGCTTGATGGCAATGCAGTTATCCTTTGTGATGTAGGGTGAATAGGGTTGCGTGTTGCTCACTATCAGAGCGCACTTGCTGAACCCTGCCTCAAGCATCTTTAGGTGGGACTTGCACTTGGCAAACTCCGATGTCGTAAGCGGTACGAGGCTCACGTCAAAGAACTCGTAGAGCTTGTGATAGTGTGTTGGTGGCATAGTGGGCAGCCTATGGCTTGCCCTCATAATATCGGGGTAGCCATCTACCTCTGCGACATAACCTTGATAGCCTTCAAGGTTGATTGTGGACTCTCTAACGTCTGCTGCGTGGTGGTTGCCTCCTATATACCCAAAGCGGACTTCTTCGCTTGATTCTCTCTCTACCTGCCAAGTCGGTACGCTGATGGCGTTTGGTATGATTCGGATGTTGCTATTGTACTTCTTGACCTTTGAGGCAAGGTGCTTATTTGTCACCCACACTTCATCAGCCGCTTTCATAGAGCGCACGATGCGCGTTCTCATCTGCTCAACGTACAAGCCTTGCAGCGGATGCGTAGGAGGCAGCACCCACCAATCATCGTTATCAACGATTAGCTTGATGCCCTCCTTACGGCAGAGCTTTACAAAGTCATCAAACGGCTCAACAGGAAATGCACGGCTTGCAAAGATGTGAGTGACTTTAGGCCACATCTCAGGGTCTATGTCCGTTATCTTCTCAATAAAAAAGACATCGGCATCCTTGTGGCATATCAAGGGTGCAAATGTCCTGTGGTGAGATACACCTGAGTTCTGTTTATGGAAGGCAAGCACAAAGGGTCTAATCATACGCTCGCCTCTTGGTCTTTGAACCATTGCGCCATCGCTTTGCGGTCTAAATACTTTACCCACATCCGAGCAGCTATTGCTCTGCGTTGGGGCTTGAAGGGGTAGGTGCTACGGAGCTGCGCCATAGCAATCCTCATAAATTGGTCTTGCATCTCTCTTTGGTTTTAAAGGTTGGTTTTCCAATGGTATTCACATTGCCCGTTCTTGATAGGTATGCCAACAAAGAACGATTGGTACATATCCGTAGGGGCGGTGAAGCGGTAGCAGGTTTCTTTGAGGGCGCAGCCCTCTCCTGTGCATTTAGTTATATCGGTCATAACGTGCCAACTATGGTGTACGAATCCAAGTCCTCACCCAAGATGAAGAACTGCTTGTACATTTCAATAGCCTCCATAGTCTTTCGCTCTCCCTCTGCCACAAACTCGGGGCTAACTCCATAGATGCCTATGTCCAAACTTCCTTTGTCAATAGCGATAAAAAAGAACTTGTCAATCGGCACTCCGAATAATCGGGTGTAGATAAACGCTTGTACGTTATAACCATATTTTTGAGCTGAATAAGGGAAGGCTCGGAGGTCGGTTGTTGTTTTTAAGTCAGCCAAAAATCCGTCAGCATAGATGTCAGCCTTCGCCCTAAAGGGCAGGCCGCCAATCATACCAATCTTGGGTACTTCAAACTCGCAGCCCGTGATAAGCCCAAGCACGTTCTCATTGCGCAGGAGGGCATCAGAGATGCGTTGCGCCTCATTGTATTCTTTACGGGTACAAAGGTTGCGCTTGCCCTTTGCATCCTGCCAAGCCTTTGCGTTCTTGCTCTGCACCTCAATCACCTCGTAGTCCGCTACGCGGTGCGGCTCAAGAGCCATAAGGTGAACGAGTCTGCCTACCGCAAACGCATCGGAGTCCTCGCTGCCATATTTTGTAACGTAGTGGTACGTCTTGGGTGATGTCAGCAGCAGCTTACAAGCCGAAGATGACAGGGCGTTCTTGCCCAACACTCCGTAGTAAAAGTCATCATCGTGCATCTTCTCAAGGACTGTCTCCATATCCCAAGTGCTTCCGTCAAGTAGTTCTATAATTTTCATTTTGTTTCTGTTTGGAATGTTGCTTCGTACCATTCTTCAAAGGGAACACGAATTAACGCATCGTGGTAGGCAATACGCAAGGTGACTTTCTCAATGGTTTCAATGTCTTTAAGGATTGATTCAGATATGTCTGCCGACTTCAGCTCTCGGAGCAGTTGGGATATAGTTTGGTATTTCATTTCTCAGCAAATTTTTTAATCATATATTCTTCGTACCGACTGCAGTAGTATTTCATTGCATCGTAGTAATCTTCGTGCATCGGGAAGTCAATTAAAAACTCCTCAGTAGCATCTTCCCCTGCCCTATGCCCATCAAAGTGCAGTAGGACTGCAAGGTGGTCGGGATTGTAGCCATATGAAAATATGGCATTAGGCTCAATGTATATCATTTCTTTTTTCATTCTTCTGATGCTACTTGAGTTGCCCAATTCATCCACTTGATGTAGATGTCATCGGCAAGGTTTGGTATATCCCTGTAAATGGATGTGGTAGGGTATGCGGTGGTGTTGGTATAGCCATCCTCGTTGTATGACTCCTCAATGTAAGTGATTTGCATCTCGTACTCGTAGAAGTCAGCAACGTGGGCAAAGCCGAGCCACTTGGCAAGAATCTCATCGGAGTTCTTGTCATCGGGGTTGTAATCCTCAAGGGCATCCCAATAAGACTGCGGTAACAGGTCGGCATCTTCAAGCCAAAACTTTAGGTCGTTGTATGTAAATATCATCTTACAGGTTAATTAGAAATTCAACAAAGGCAAGGCTACCGATAAGGCAGAAGATAATCGCAGCAGAAGCGATTGTCTTGGCGATAAGAACTTTTAGATTATGCATTTTCGTTAATTGTTTCATCAAGAAGTTTCTCAAGGTCTAAATTCTCATTTGCGTATTCATATAAGGATATGTATGCAAGTTGAGCAAGGCTCGTTATCGGGCCAAGTTCCATCTTGTCCCACTCGTTGCATTGGGCAAGCTCTTTGCAAATGTCCCAACAAACATTGTAGTAAATAACATCGTTGTCAATGTCATTTTGAAGCTGCTCGCAAAGGTCTCCGTATTCGGGAGTATTGCCGTTAGCCCATTCGGTGACGATATATTCCTTTAAGGATTCCTTTTGCTCTTCGAGCCATTTGTATTTATTAAACATTTTGATTGGTTTTAGAGATTGGTTTTATTTTACTGTTATATGAAAGCGACTGCTATCTAACTTGTAGCTGCCTGTGTAGTAAAGTTTTGCTTTACTTAAAATACGCTGCGCATCACGCTTTGTATAGGCGGTTACACCATATGCCGCCTTAAAGCCATTATGGTCAATAAGACAGTTGTCAAGGTAAGAAAAGTATTCTGAGTTTTTCATCTGATTGGTATTAAATGTTTTTCAAAAATAAATAAAAAGTTTTAAACAACCAAATAAAAAAAATAAAAAAAGAGGACTATTTGCCCTCCTTAATTATTGGCGTAGTGCAAGAACAAATCTATCTGATTGTAAAGTTGTTCCTTGTCAACTATTCCTTCCTTGCCGTAGTAAACATAGACATAGGGTGCGAACTCCTGCTTGTAGCGCTCGTTCTTGGCGCGGTGCGCCTCTTTTGCTCGTAGTTGATAAGGGGTACCCATCGCCTTGTATGATTCAGGCTTTATCTGCAAGCCGAGCATCAGGGTTTTGTTATAGAACATCTCCGCATCAATGCAATAGTCGTGGTCTATGTTAAAGGTGGTCTTCTTAAAGTGTGCATCGGGGAACGCTGCGTTCAGTTCCTTTACTACAATCAGCTCCTTTTGGTAGCCATTCCAAGTCTGCCCGATTACACGATGCCAAATGTATTTTTTGATATGTTGCTCCTCAACATTCGGGAGCCTGCTCTTTAGTTCTTCAAATACAACAGTCAAACCTGCGAAGCCTTGCATCTCCTTGTAGTATTCTTGCCACCCTTCTTGTGTGTTTAGGGTGTTGCTTTCATAGTAGTCAGAAATCAACCTCATACACTCACCGACATACACCTTGCCAAAGAATTGGTTTATCTGTGAGTTCTTGTTTAGCTCACTAAATAAAGTGTTGGGAATGTCAATAGTGTAAAACACTAATAGGCGTTGTAAAGGGTCTCAAGCTCCTGCACCCGACCTCGTAGGCAAGAGCCGCAGTTGGTTGGCTTTACCGAATCCTTAAAGACTCGGTTGTAGATTCTATTCACTTCCGTCTGCTCAATAGCGGTGACGGTGTTCCTGCCTCGCATCTTGCCGACAAACTCGTATTCTTCTTTGGTCAAGCATTCAGGCTTCCTGTACCGAAATAGCTTGTTGAGTTTCTCCTTACGGGCATCGCAACCGCAGTCTACGCCTGTCTGCTCGCTGAACCAATCCACCGCAGCCTTGATGCCTGTGGCAGTTGTGATTTGCTCTATGGTATCACCCAAGCCGCTTGGCTTCTTTGTACGCTTGGTAGGTGTCTTGGCAGTCTTCTTGGATTCGCTCTCTTGCATTTTTTAGTGTATTGAAAATTGAACGTGCTGATATTTTTGTTTCATCCGCTAAAGTACGGATGCTCATATCTGTGTTGTGGTATAAGGCAAATATCTTTTTATCGTACCAATGCCAATCCGTTTGTGTTGACCATACCCTGTCGTAGAGTTGGATTAGCTGCACCTCTGCATCTTCGTTGGCCTCCTCGTATATAAACTCCTCAAGGATGTCAACGTCTACAAATTCAAATCTTGCTCTCTGCCGCATTAAGGTAGCGTACATATTACGCAGCGTAACGTACACAAAAAAGGTGTTCACCTCCGTTTCATTGTACATTATCTTCTCCGCATCGTCAACGTATTTGTACAATCTGACGTACATCTCCTGTACAAGCTCTTGGGCAAGGTCATCACTCGCCCCAAAGCTCTTGCACATCCGAATCCAATCGGTCTGCCGCTTTGCTAATACTGCGAGGAGTCCCAAGTGATTTCTACAATTACAACAAACAGAGCAAACTGAACCGTGTGCATCACAATATCTTCTTCAAGATAATCGGTCTTTGACCAATTTGCCCCAATTACAAACCCATAGATGGGATATAAGCCTACATTAAAATTCATCGAATGTGCGTTTAAGAGTTAGATACAATTCCTTGTATTTAGATAACTCTACTACGACCTCGTTGAGTTTATTTAATTCCTGCATCAGCCCCTCAAAGTCAGGCTTGTCCATAGTTGCCATCGGGTTATCCTGAAGAACAAGGCAAGCCACATTGTAGTAGTGCTGATAGTCTCCATAGATTAAACGTGATTGATGCATCCTTACGGCATAGGCTACGCTTGAATGGTCTTTGTCTATAGCCTCTCCGAGTTCGTGAAGTGTGGCGTGACTTCTGAATGCTGATACGAATGCTGCTCGTGCCGTGCTTTCTTTATGCGCACGGCTTCCGTTGTCTTGGAAACCAAGACGCGCATAGTATTGTTCTTTACTTACTTTTAGTTGACGTATTTCAAATGGTCTCATTTGCATTTGCAGTGTTTAGCCCTGCCCTCTTGGTGATTGGTTATTATTTTAGCGATTGGCATAGTAAAGTGCTTGTGGTCTTTCAGTCTTTTAAACTTCATCTCACTCGCCCACTCCACTAAATTGTCATCTTTGTCTTGTACTATGGTGTAGTCCACCACAAGGTAGTCCACGCCATCTACTGCAAAGCATTCGTACTTCTGAAAGGGTGAGAATATCTGCTTCATAGCGAGTCCTCTATTATACCCTGCAGGCGTTGTATCTCGTAAATCATCTGCTCGCTATCAACTCGCAGCTTGGAGTTGGCCAAGTACATCTCGTTCATCTTGCCTTCGGTGAATTGGCGGTAGTCAATAAACTGCTGCAAAAGGAGGTCAGCATAGTGGCAAGACATAACGTGGTGCAGTAGGTCATCCTGTACTTCTCTGCCGTTTGCTTTGTCTGCTGCTTGCTTGGCAAGCCACATCGCAGTACCTGCAAGCATCAACTGCTTCTCCCGAATGTATAGGTCGTGGCTATCGTCAGAAGGGTACATCGCTCGCAGGTGTTTCATCTAATTTAATCGGCAGCAAGTTACGTCCATTTATGATAAAGCCTACGTTACCTAATACGCTCTGCAATATCAACGGAGTTTCGAGAGGAGTGATACGACCGCCCGACTCCATCTCTTTGACTTTGCGAACGTGGATGTGCGTGTATATCCAATCGGTTTCGTGAGCAGCGAATCGGTGAATCACAATCACGCAGTCCGACCTGTTGCCCCACTTGCCCCCTCCTTCAATGTCTGATGTGTTTGGGGGCATCGCCATCCCCTCGTATTTGTGGCCTTTGTAAAATGTCTTACGCATTGCCTCCGTTACGGGGTGAGCGTTTACGATTGTCGTGACGTTGTTCTGATGGGCAAAGACCCTAAGAGCAGAGGCTACCTCATAGTGGTATTCGTGCATCCCTGTCTTGCCTAATTTCTTTTGGTCCGTACTTAAAGAATTGTAGGGGTCTATCAAAGCACCTGTATAGTTCCATTCGTTCTTGATGGAGTTCATTATCTCAAGAAGTTCAAATGCGGTAAATAGCCTGTTGCCGTCTATGAATTGGAAGTACTCGTTGATGAAGTCCAACTTGCGGAACATCATCCCCTCATCAATTCCCTGTATGGGTTTGCATACTAAGAACTCAATGAGCTTACGCTTAAGGCTTGGCACTTCGTTCTCTGCGGAGTATATCAGCCACTTCTTGCCGAAGTTATACGACTGCAAGAGCATAAGGTATAGAAGCGTGTGGGTCTTGCCTACGTTGGCGTGACCAACTACCACTACAAACTCCCCTTCTTTTAGGCGCAGGTATTGGTCTACTTCATAGACACCGAGCTTGCCCGTGTCATAGTACTTGCCCTTGAGCGCACGTTGAAGATATGGTAACGAAGATTCGTTTGAAAGGAGGTCGGGGTGTATCATTGATTCTGATTGGTACGGCTAAAATAAACAAAAATTTTAATAAAGCAAAAAAAAACCTCCCCGAAGGGAGGCTTTACGCAACGGCCTATTTAAAACCAATCAGAAAGGGTCGTTGCGATTTGCGAAATGCTCGGTGTGTGATGCAGGGGCAGCACTCTGCCCTGTCATCCAAGCGTTAAAGGTCTCTGCGTTGGCAAGGATGGTGTTGACATCGTGTTGCGCAGCACAAGCGTACTCAACCGCAGCCTTTAGAGCAACCTGTCGGATGATTGAAAGTGAGCGCTCATCGTTATTTTTAGGCGCAGATTGAGCTGATTGGTTATAGCCTCCACCGCCAAAAGCATTGGCACGTTGGATTTTCACCGTTCCCTTTTCGTTTTTGGTGTACTCCACGTCTTCGCCTACGGCATAGGGTGGGGTCTGTGATTTGGCAAATGCAGTACCGAAGTCTCCATTGTCAAAGCGAACTTCGAGCTTGAATAAATCTTGCCATTGGCCTGTGGGTGTGATTGAAATAATTTTAGGCATAATAGATTGGTTTTAGATAAATAGAATTGATTGCTGCTCCAAAACCTCAATACGAGCTTCAAGCTCTTGTACCTTGTTTTGTAGTGCTTGGATTTGTGCTTGTTGCACTTGCACCATTTCGGTGTAAACGTCTGATGAGAATGATAAAGTCATAACTGATTGGTTTAAGTTCCTGACAAAAATAAACAAAAATTATGAATTGACCAAAACTCCACTAAAAGTTATTTCTGCCGTGTCTTTCCCAATACTTGTATCGTGTACCAACTTTAAGGAATGCACATATTTGCGTGAGTCATCCTTCACGCCACCCCAAGTCTTAAATGTGTCAAGGGCAAACTTCACCGCCATAATGGCATTGTCAATATCGTAGCGGTAGTTGACCTTGCAATGGATGTGGACATCCTTTATCTCCTGCAGGTCATACTTCTCAAGCTGCGACATCACCTCCTTAGATACTAACTCCTTTGCCTTCACACGGGCAGTCCAATGCTTTGATGCATAGAAGGCGTTGAGGCTTGGAACCTTGCCTACGACAATCTTGTAGGTCAATTATCGGGTATCAGATATCCGCATTGTATGGCGAAGTGCAGGTCTATCTTGGCAATCTCACCGAGTAGCTCCTGTTCTTTGTACTTCGCCTGTTGGCGAGCGTTGTATGTGGCTTCGCAGTTAGACATTAGCGTAGCGCACTCCTCAAGGATAAAGTCTATCTTCCTGCGTTTGGCAGGGTTAGTATAGTACTGCATATCGGCCTGTTGTTGTTTGGCTTCCTTCGCTTGTTGCTCGTTGCTCATCTTGGCGTTCAAGTTCAAAATTTAGGTGAGCGATGGCTTTTCTGATATCATCGCAGATAGGGTTGTGAGGCTTCTTGCCTGCTCGCATTAGGTAGGTGAGAGCCGTACCCAAGTTATAGTTATCAGGTTGGAAGTCCATCACCACATCCTTCGCCTCTATCTTCAACGTCTTGCCGATGTAGTACTTTGGTGTCATTAGCCAAAGGTACATCATCCCAATAAATAAAAATGTGGTCAGTCATTTGGTCAATTCAAATTTATTTTGTTTTTTATACAAGTTAATTAGTTAACTTAATTACTTAATCAACTCTTAAGTTGATATTAGTTAGTAGTTAGTCAACTCTTAACTTTACCAAACAACTTAAAGAAAAAGAAACTTAACAAAGAAAAAGAAAGAAGTTGCGTTCTAACGCATTCAAATACCTCAAGGTAGGCAATCCCCTATCTTTTGCATTTAAACGCAACAGAAGCCAAATAAACCTACTCTACGAGCTTATCTATCCACTTCTTGATGAAGTACGCAGCGACAAGGATAAAGCCAAGCATAACTGCGGCACCTTTAAAAGTCCATCCCCTCTGCTTCTTCTCCTTTGTCAGAATCTTGGTCTGAGTCACTCGGATGGTATCGGGCAAGCACGTTGCCTCAACGTACACCTTTCGGTCGATGTACTGAAGCTGAAGGCGTACCTTGTCTTGATAAATTGTCGTGTCCTTGAACAGTTCGAGCGTGTCGGTCAGGTACTTTGTCTGCGTGACAATTACCGTGTCCCGAACAACTACACTCTGCAGGACGGGTTTCACAGTAGCGCAACTGCTAACTACCGCAAGAGTCGCAGCCATCGGGAGAATCCACATTGCAAGTCGGTTGGGGTTTGGTTTCAAGGGAGTCAAGCCATTCATCAAAAGAGGAGGTATTTAGTTTTGCCATTGTGCTTTACTGCTTTTAGGATTTGTTTTCGGTTCTTGGTACTTGAGTAACTAACGTGAACCCACGATGGCGCAGTATCAGAGCCAAATTCCCAAATGAGTTGGTCAAAGTCTAAATTGTCTTTAATCCAATAAAATAAAACATCGTTGCCTGCTTCGCACTTGAGGTCGGCTGCTTGGCCTTGAACGTGCTGCGAGGTCTTTGCTCCCCCTACTTTGCTATTCACCGCAGGGCTGCGGTATGCACTCGTTACTTTCACCGCACCTAATGCGTCTCTTGTGGGTTGTAAGACGTTTTCTGCAAGCGCACGGAGGTTGGGTTCTAAATGCTTGGGTAAAGCGTTAGGAAGCCCTGTTTTTGTAGCAGTAAGTTCTGCGAGGGTAAAGTTCTTGGTCACGTTTTTAATATCAAAAGTTGTCGGTTTTACACATTATGCGCATTTGAGTTTACACTTTGCACTTTTTGCATAGTGCTTGAGTTTTGTGCAAAATTCATGCAGATTTGTTACGAGCGACCCTGTGACTTGTAGGGCTTGGAGTAGTTCTTACTCGCCTTATTGCTGCTTGCACTCTTGGAATGCTTGCCTCGCTTCTTGCTCTTACTTATTCGTTGGCTTACCGCCTGTTGCTTTGCCATCTTCTTTACCGTCTTTGAAAAACATAAGTGCGAAAGCCCCGACCATAAAAGTCGAGACCTCCGTTAAAGTTGCACGTCCTCCCCAAACGAGTACGAAGCATAGTGCTATAATAAGAAGCCCCAAGATGGTGGTCTTGGGGTTCTTGAAGATTCGCTCAATTAGCACCTCTGTCCCGCTTGTAGTCCCTTCGCCACTTCCAAAGAGTGTACGCAAGTGAGGTTACAAGTACGGCTAAACCCAACATTTGATGGGCGTAGCTTACGAGAAGTCCTGCTCCCGTTAAAGACCAAGACGTGATTACGCTATCAGCCGACTCCTTTGTCATCTTTATTTAGGGTGTTCTCGTATGCAGATACCAAGACACGAACCTCATCTAATTGCATTAGTAGATTCGCCTCTTGCTGCTTTAATG